AATTTTTTTATTTTGAGACGGTTTCGTCTTCAAACATATATTCTTCTGGGTATGCCTCGACTGGGTGTTCTGGTTCTGGTTCTGGTTCTGGTGGTGGTGGTTTTTCTTCTTCATGAATTTTCACCTGAACAAGATTCCATGACGGACCAAATGCCTTTTTTGCAAACCAGAGCCCTGAAAATTCTACAAAAACGGAGCATACGTTATCTTCTTTCAGCGTACCAAAATCAACCGGTTGTTTTTGTGAATCGAAAATACGTGTTGCGTTTATACGATCTACTGATAATTCATAATCTTTCATATACGCATTTGTAATGGTTTTATCCGGAAGTTCTTTACCGAACCATTCCTTACTATTCTTTAGTGCGGATTGAATGTTTGATGCATGTATAGTTTCAAGTTTCGCCTGATTATCTTCACCTGTAACATTGAATGAAACTTCTCCTGAGTTTGTATCTACATCGGATACTTTAACACCTGTTAATTGGATCAAACATCTCTTTTTTTCTTCCGTGAGTGCTCTAACATGGTACATTCCATCTTCACCCTTTTGTGGTGTATCGTAAATCATTTTTATATATTACATTGGTTTCAATTCTTTAAACCAATAAATGGTATCATAGCAGATTTTTCGAGTATAGGTTTTGGAACCCATTGGTCACGAATTGGTTTAAAACCGTATAGGGTTTCTTCCATATTTACATTATTTATTTTCGATGGTAAAGGCCTTGGTTTAATTGGTCTAAAATTCATTTCGTTACGTACATAGTTTTGGTTTGGATTTGGTTTCCATTTCATTTTTTCTAAATTAAATATCTGATTAGATTGTGTTCGTAAATAGTTAGGCGGCGTTTTCATTTCGTTATGGTTTGATTTTAACCCGTAAAATATATCTTTACTCAGTTTTGGTTTGGACGGTGTTGTTGTAGAGAGCTTATACTTTTGTGGATTGATCTTTGCAGCTTTTTTAATTACACTTGGTCCCACCTTTGTATACGTTCGGAACGTGTGTGCAGGTTTACCGAGTTTAATACCGACCTTTTTTGCGATTTTATCCATTGAATCCGTACTCAAAATTTTCTTTTTTGACATTTTTCTTGCGAGTAAAATCATGCGTTTGCGATCCTTTTCTTTTTTATCTGGTCTAAGACCTATTTTTTGCATAATGTATATATCTTCAATAAGATAGTGTTTCATAGGTATTTGTAAATATTTATATGTTTTTCGGTAAGAGACATTTCTATTATCATTTGGGTATGTAATTTGTGCACCACTGGTAAGATTTACCTTTGCGACATTATATCCTAGTTGTTTTGGACGCATAAATGCAATATCGAGAATACCACCGAAATTTTTATCTTCGAGTTTTCCTAATTTTATATCAAATAAACGAAATTTCATATCTAACGTAAACAATTCAACGTCAATGAGTGTATTAGAAGCACCCTTTACGTTTTTACGTTTTGGTAGTAATGTATACCTTCGTGTAACATGATACCCTTTAGATCCTTTACCTGTAGCGCTTGTTAGACCAATATACTTCGCAATTTTGTATACCCAGTTTGTTCTATATGCTGTATTTTTTTCGTTATTTAAAATTTTATACTTACCTGTACCAGTGAAATATTTGGCTGTTTCTCTAAGAACTGTATTTATTATTTTATAATTATCACGTTGTGCTATTTCCCCGAGTTTATTCCAAAGTAGAAGTTTAACGGCTTGTAATTTCCCAAAATACTTATCATCTGGTTTCATTTTTGGTACAAATTTTGTATCAATATCAGATGTTATTATTCTATCATCCATGTCTAGATAGAAGTTTACAGCTTCGCCACCACTAATCATTAAATCACCCATAGGTTTAAGAAATTTCGAAAGGTCCTCTATAATATCGTGTAACAATGGACGTATTGATTCCGTGACGAGTACCTTGGCAGCTTCTTCGAATGTTTCGTTTGGGTAAAGTCTTTGTACACGAGTTCTAAACTTTTTAATGTTTTCTCTCGAGTATTCTGAAATGTATTTATAAAGTGTTTTATCACCAAAACATACTTTTGCCTTTATCCAATCCTCTAATGTTTTATTAGAAAAATCATTGAATAAATAATAATAATTTTTAGGTAACTTTTTGACATTCTTTTCTGGTAAAATATCACCAGATTTCAATGGTTTTTTATTAGTATCCGGTTTCTTAGTTACCATTATTATATTATGTATATAATAATATGGATTGTCAGAGTGATGAAAATAAATGCGATGAAATATTCGGTGAGTGTAGATGTTATGCCGATCTAAATTCAGACGAGCCTAAATCTAATCAGGTTTGTGGTATACTTAAAAAAGGGTATGTCATTCCATGTAAATCGGGCTGTTGCGACGGAGGATGCCCTGGTCAGTGTAAAGGGTCTATACCCCGGGAACCGTATTCGTTTGGGTATTTTAATTTACCTAATGTACATGATTTTATTAATTTATTTAGGTGGTTGTTTATTATTATTATATTGCTCACCCTTACCAGTACAATTATTGTATATAGGAAACGAACTTAAAGATACAGGTATAATGTACTATATAACAACATGACCTGTGGCGACGAACATTGCGAACAAATTTTAAGCGAACTTGCATCTATTAGATCTGATATCAAATCTCTTTCTAAGATTGTTAGAAAAATTAAGGCTAAACAAGATGATCCGACAGGTGAAAAGGCAGCATCTCGTGCTAAGAATAATGGGTTTAACCGTAAACAAGCTATTTCCGAGAAACTTCGTAAATTTCTCGATCTCCCAGAAGGAGAACTTGTTTCTAGAAGTACTGTCACCCGTGCTATTAACAAGTATGTGACTGAAAATAGTCTTAAGCACCCAGATAATGGACGTATTCTTATGCTCGATGATAAGTTGAAAGATCTTCTTCAACCACCTGAAGATGTTCAGATTACATTTTTGAATCTTCAAAAATATTTAAGTCCACACTATACTCGAGTAGAAAGTGAGAAATAATCAACTTAAGTAAGTTAAAACTAACTTAAAAATATAAACATATAATATAATAAAAACATGATTATCGATAGAGAAACTATCGAAAACCTTGTTGGTACAAAAATATCTAAGATAGATTTGTACCAAAAAGCATTTACACATAAATCAGCATTGAAAGAGAATGAAAAGTTAGACGGATCGTTTGAAACTTTAGAGTTTATTGGTGATTCTGTTCTCGGTTTTGTTATAACTAAATTTTTATTCGATAGGTATGAAAATAAACAGGAAGGTTTTCTCACGAAGGCGCGTACAAAACTTGTAAGAGGTGAAACTCTTGCTAATATTGCAACGAAACTTAAACTTTATAATTGGGTTCAGATGGATGAAAAGGGTATGCGTAATCAGTGGAATAAGAATCCAAAAATTTTAGAAGACGTTTTTGAATCACTTGTTGGTGCAATATACATGGATCTTGGTTTACTTCATGCAAAACAATTCATTTTGAATATATACACAAACCCAGAATATGTTAATATGAATTGTATAATGATAGATGACAACTTTAAAGATCATCTCATGCGATACTGTCAAACAAATAATTTATCTTTACCAGATTATCGAGTTGTTTCCCATGATAATGGTATTTTCTATATAGATGTGTATGTTGATAATATGTTTTTGGGAAGAGGTCACGCCAAGAATAAAAAACAAGCTGAACAACATGCAGCTAAACGTTTTTTCTACCCACCTCCACCTCCACCACAACCTTCCCCACCGTCTCCACCGTCTCCACCCACATTTCCACCACCACCTCCATTACCTCCACCATCTTTACCACTATGAAAATGAGTAATTATACTTAAAAAAAAGGTACGTTATTTGTTTATAAAATGTGTAAAATGTTAAAATCGTGTTTTTTTATAGCGGGTGGTATTTTTGGTATTGTTACTGGTATAAAATTACTTATTTGGTGGGATAGAAGATCGGATTCGCCTCCTTCATCTCCAAAATGGGATAAAGAAAGTTTAGAAAAAGATGATTCTGAATTATCTAATAATGAAGAAGATACGCCTAAAATATGGTCAATGAAAAAAGAAGATCTTATTTCTGAATGTAATGCAAGGGGTCTGGATACGACTGGTACGGTACGTGTTTTACGTGAACGTATTAAATTGAACAATAAAAAAGATACTTAAAAGTACGAATTATTTTTATTTTATATGCATGAAGGTGTTAAGAAATGGTTAGAGAAGGAGTATGCAGATCAGAAATCAGAAGAATGGTTGTCTTTACGTAAAAACATGCTCACGGCAAGTGATGCTGCTACAGCTATAGGTGTAAATAAATATGAAACTCCGGATCAACTTTTATTACGAAAGTGTGGTAAAGGTCCGGTATTTACAGGTAATGAAGCGACTCGACACGGTGAAAAGTACGAGGACGAGGCGCGTATACTTTATGAACAACGACACAATGAGGTTGTTCATGAACTAGGTTTATGTCCTCATCCAATGTATTCATGGTTAGGAGGTAGTCCAGATGGGGTAAGTGAATCAGGTAAGTTAATAGAAATTAAGTGTCCTATGATGCGTGAAATAAAACCCGAGGTTCCGGTACATTATATGCCGCAACTTCAATTGTGTATGGAAATATTAGATTTGGAAGAGGCTGATTTTATTCAGTATAAACCAGCTGATTTTAATTGGCCTAAACCAGAGGAGTTTGTTGTTGTAAACGTGAAACGTGATATATCCTGGTTCGAGAAGTATTTACCAGTAATGGATGCGTTTTGGCAAAGAGTTATATACCATAGGGAACATGGTATAGAGGAACCCGAACCTAAAAAAACGAGGAAAAGGAAGGAACTCGTACGACCGGAGTGTCCCATACAAACAGATTCCGATGACGATTATTTTAGTGAATAGACTTTTCATGTTCAAATTCATACCAATTTGAAGATGAAAAAAATATCAGGGTATAATAAATGGATAAAACATTTGGTTCTAGAGCTGAAGTGTGGCACTGTGCTGCACTCAAGACAACTGGTGGTCTTAAAAGAAAAGATCTCGTACAAGACAAATATGGTAAAATTGTGAGTAAAACGGCACGTAAATCTGCAATTGCGCGTATGGAAAGAGAGGGTAAAAAGGCACTCGTTAAAGTTTTTAAACCAAAGAAGAATGGATTTAAACTTCAGCCCAAGGAAGGTACAAAGTCTTACGAAAATAAAATTAAGAAAATGTTGTAATAGAGTAAGTAATAATGACACTCGCTAAGTGGGATGAATCTGTTCGCATAGCTAAAGTTAAGATGGGTTTAGATCCAAAATCGTACATCATGATAAAAGGTAAGCTCCTCAAAGAGGCACAGGCCATTTATCAAATGCTCATACTAAACGAAAAATTATAAAATAAACTGGAATCCCTTAAGTCTCTGTGGCTCATAAACTACGAGCGAGTTAAGTTTCCAAGAAACCCCGAATTTTCTATTCAGAAAGTATATGCTATTCATTTCAACTATAGCGGTTCCCGAATTTCTCGAGTATAACCCGTTTTTTATTTCGTCATTCAAAGGTTTCTTTTCCTCGTCGTAAACGTTTGGTTTAACCTTATCGTCTATAGTTGAATCAACTTTTACGCGAAACTTTGGTTCGCGATCGGGTGATTCCTTGATATTTGAAAAGAACATGGGTTTTAATTCTTCTATACTCATTGGTTTACCGAATATGTCTTCACTCTGATTAGATACATTTTCAATGACCTTTTCTTCGAGTTCACGCATGGAATTGTAGAATTTGTTAACGAAATTACCGTCTTCATCCCACCCTTTCATGGCAAAATCAATGTTATACTTTGTTGGACCGACCTCGGGTGTAAATCCGGAAATACCGAATGGCATGTACATGCGCGGAAAAATGATTTTCATTAGTTTATCATCCGTCGTACACAACGAAATCTTTCGCCCATCGTAGTTGGCAAATTTCAGAGTATCTTTAGCATTTATAAACTTTGCCATGATTGTGTAAATGTATATGTACCATAAGCTTTAACCCTTTTCAATTTTTAACAAATTTAACAAATCTAATATCTTTTCGTTTTAGAAGTTCGCGTGTAATTACATTTTTTAACATAGTTTTATTTGAATTTATATGTACTTTTTGTATATTTTTTACAGAAGTTCTCTTCGATTTTGGTTGAAAAGTTTCTGAATATTCAGTCTGGATATAGTTTACAAGTGATTTTAACGACATGTATCTTTTTTTTCGTATACCAAATTCAAGAGCTTTATTACCAATATTGAATTTTTCATATGTTATGGGATCAACGTTGACCTCTTTGGTTAACGGAATTCTTACAAAATCTTTATCTGGTATTATATATTTATAATTACCACTATCTGGTTCAAACATTTCAAGTCTTCTACTCTGTCGTTGTGGACTAAACCGAGTTGGTTGTCTATTTTCACTACGTCTAAGGAAATTTAGTAAGTGCCTGATTACATTCATATGTCTTATCGGATAAGTTGTCATATTACCTGTATTTTCCGGTGTTTGAGACATTTCTATATACTAACATTACTTTTTATAATTTACAGTTTTATTGTTATTTTTAAATTTTATAACCCAAGTATTTATATAATTTTGAAAAATTTTCATGTTTTTTTCACCGTGTAATCCATTCATTTCTGCGTCTGTAAAATTTTTTTTCATATATATAAAATTTTTTCTAAGATTGTATAATTTCTGTTTTTTATTTGGATCGTTTTCTTTCTTGTGTAATTTTCGTAACCGTATTAATGTTTTTTGGTAAAGTTTTTCTTTTTCTTCTTCTTTTGACCATTCCTTTAG